TCACCTTTATCAACTATTTTCTTATCTATACCCAAACATTTATCATCTCCGAAATAATAACAAGTATCAAACTTGATTTCTGCGATCTTAGCATATTCATTCGAACATACCAAACTATCGCCATCATATCGAATACTGCTACAAATATCTGAGAGTGGCATGCGTCCTTCTAGAGATAGAAAAAACAACAATCTCTCCCATAAGATATCTTTAGCAATTCCTATTATTTTATCTCCTTGGTGTGTTTTAAGTATTTTCTGTGTGTTTTCGATATTCAGACAACTCAAATCTTCATCATCGAAATAATCAAAACGAAAAGGGCGTCTTTGTTCTGCAAACACGACAGGAAGACGATTGTTGAACGCGAACAAAAGCGCTCTCAAATCGCTCCCCAATACCACTGTATCATACTCATAAACGTGAGTCAATCCGTTTTCCTCATTCCTTTATTGTCATATCCGCCATATTTCCATTCAGGATGCATCACGTGTAATTTTTGAAGATAATGTTTCCAACCTAAAGCATGTCCAATTTCATGTTCCAATATTCTTTCACGAGTTATGTCTGTCTCTTTAATTAAAATCTTTGCCCTGGTGATGTATCCCGTTCTTTTATTTACTGATGTTTTTGTAAATGCTAAATACTTCTCTTCCACGGATTGATCCGCTGTGGTTATTACTATTCCTGTTCCATAATTATCAACAACACACTCCATAGAATTATAATCGAAAATCACATCTTCAAAATCATATCCACTATTCTCCCAAAAAGCCAAAGCCATCATTACTCTTGTTTCTGAAATTTTTACACCCTCGCATACTTTAACTACGGGAGGGCTGGCCCACGTGCCTACTTTCTGTGGCTTACCAAAAGTCGCAATCTCAAAAAATGTATTGGGATATTTTTCGAGGTATTGGGTATTTGAGTTTAAACACGAGCACAGCAATAATACGAACAACATACTAATACATAGTTGTTTTCATCTTTCACTCTGCACCTCGTCTAAAAGAGATACCAAATCTAAACCTGCACAATCAATCTTCCGTTTGCTTACATGATAATGACTAACAAATCCTGAAAACTTACCGTAGGGTACATCTTGTTCATATTTAGTGGAAGTTTTACCAAATTGATTCTCTGGCGCTTTAAAGGGAATTCCCGTGGCATCATGAATAGCTGCCCATAACGCCTTCAGCGCATTGATTTGCTCTGGATAAAAATCAAGAAAAGGATCTAACTTATTCCCATGCACCCACGCATCATCAATCACAGGACGTTTGCCAAAACCTCGTTGAACATATGTATCCTGATATTTTGGATAATATGCGTTAGTGATCTCAACACCAACAGACGCCCTATTTGAGCGGGAACTTCCAGCGTGAAAAGCAGCATGTTGCATATCCAACGTCTGATAAATAGTACCATCATTGTCTATCATAAAGTGAACTGAAATACCTCTTTTATCTAACACTCTCGCACAAGACGTTGAGGATAAACACACATCCCAGTGATTTACAAAATAGCGAACGCCGCGTTTAGGTCTGCCGGTGTAATCATAGTACGAACCATCCGACGCTTTAATGCCATCCTTATCCGTCCAGAGTACAACTTTCTCCCATTTAATAGGAAAATTTCTACCATTATATATAATATAATTTGAATACTTAAGATTGTTAAACTCTTGTTCTTCAATATCCTTCTGTTTTTCCGTCCATAAACGACGAAAAGTCATTGGGCCGCACAAGCCGTCTGCTTTTAAACGTCGCACTCGTTGCCATTTCTTAATAGCTCTAACAAGTTTATCGTCAAAATGCCTTTCACCAAACCAAGGGGGTTCCCATCCAAGCTTCGCTGCTGATGATTGGTTATAAAAATCTTTATCCATACACTATACGCCCTATATAATGCCTAAAACATAATTTTCCAATATCAAACTATATTTCTTGCCTTTTATATCTACTTCTTCTATCATAGATCTATCAATAACTAGTTTGGAATTAATATTTAATACATTTTCAAACTTCACGTCTGTTGCCCAACTAATCACCGAAACTACCATGTGCTTCTCTTCTGTTGGTTTAAAACTTTCTGGAAGAACTATGCCACTTGATGTTTCTGGTTCTTGTTTTTGGGGTATATCCACTAAAATATAACGGTTAACCGGACTAAACATATATCACCTCTTTTGTTAATGTTAAATAGTGCAAGAATCGTTAGTGCAGAATTTAGAACCAGATCCACCTTCGTCATCATCTATTCGTTGGATCGGAGTTACATCTTTCACTCTCGCTTCGAATTGTTCTTTAGTTATCGCTTCATATGGAGCTTGAGTGTAGCCAGTTTCTTTATATCTCAAAAATGAAACTGCTTTAAGTCTTTTTTCATATAGCTCTAATGCATTTTTAATTTGTGGAGCCTCGGCATCGCTAAACGTAACAGTCACCGACACAGCGTTATCTGCCCAAAAATGTTGATACTGTGCAGCTATCTCCAACTGCTCCCACATACTAACATCTTTTTTACCTTTCTCAAAGAACGGTTCGTGAACTGGAAACTCAACCACTTTTGTATTTGGAGAATATTCATCATCCTCAATAACATATCCAGCTTCCGCTAGCGCTACCAGTAACGTCGAATCACTAGAGAATCGAATACGACGAATGTAATATTCACTCTCTGGAAAATGAATGCCTGGAGTTGAACCGTTCAACAATGAAACAGTACCAGAAGGCTTGATAGAAGTCATCTTAATGGATCTAGGAATACATAACCAATTAGAATATTCTTCGTCTAACTCTTTAACATAATCATACGCTTTATCACACCACTCCAACATCGCTCTCCTTCCAAACTTATTAAACGCCTGGACGATGCCGGATTGTGATAACCCAATACGACGGTTTTTGAGCATCATTGCGTTGGTTTCTAACCAATGAGTATTGGAAAGAGTCACAGTTTTACCATACAGATAAGCAACTTTAAGTGTCTTAAGGTAATCTTCGTAATCGTCGTGTTTTGCTGGAAATGTCTCCGTTAAGCAACACATCTCAGCGTTATGAAGGCTTTGTTCTGAACAAGGGTTCATTCCCACTACCTCTCTATCACGATAATTAACACCATCTTTAAATCTTCCATATGCTCTTGCGTTTTCCAACCAGATAGCTCCCGGTTCACCGTTCTTCTGACACTGTTCAGCATGCCAAGTATAATCCATACCTACTTCAGCAACAAATGAATTGTTTGAACCCCACCGATGATGATAAAGCTTTTCTTGATCATTCTTCATTTCAAGATAATGCATATCGTCATGTTTTCCCAATGCTAATGCCGCAGAACGCCTCACATTACCAGACACCACGCAACGGCCAATAAGATTCTCTGTATCAACAATATCCACAGATGTTATAAGCTCTTCTGCTTTGTCCATATATAACTCTTTGAGATTCTCATGGAGTTCCTTAAGTGGCCCATAGCCAGAAGAAGTGCCTCCAAATCCTTTAATTAACTCACCTTCGGGACGAATCGCGCTATAGTCAAACTTTGGAACTTTGTTGCCAAAAAAGAAACCATCTAACAGAATATGAACGGAGTTAACCCATCCCTCACGAGAATCATCAATAACAAGAACATCATTAGTGTAATGTGGTTCTTTGATAGTAATCGTCCCAGCACCCAGAGTATCAAACCCAACTCCGATACCCACCATGAGAGCATCCATCATCCAAGAAAATAGATAACCACCTTTAGAAGCAATATCAGCAGTTGATCGCATCGCGCAATTGAACAAACCAGCAGCAGTACGCTCTTCCACGAACTTCGTGCCCATCATCCATAGCCCTCTGCCTGGTGGCGTCCATTTGAGATTAAACAAACGCCCATAAGCATCTTTTGCTGTGCGTTGGGCTTTATTATCATTCCATTCTAATCCCAACAGAGCAACGTGCTCTTTTTGCATGTTAAACGTTCCTTCTATCACTCGTCGGCAAGTTTGCCACCACTCCTCAGTTCCAGAAGCTCCAGGTTCAAACTCTTCCAGGCGACGAGCGTATGTACGTTTAAACGTCACATAACCCAATGGACCCCAAGGTACCTCTTGTGTTTTATACGGTTCAATGAATACATCCGATAAACGAAATCGACGGATGTTCTTTAAAGTTCTCATAATATACTAGTTTCTCCCTTTATTTCTAAATTTTTCATATCGTTTTTGTAAAACATCTTGTTGCATTTTAGGACTTAATGCCACTGGATTTACCTGAATTTGTGGCGTTGCCGCTGTTGGTGCAATTTTAATATCTACATTAGATGTATCCATATGAATATTGTATACTATTCCATCTGGACCATTTCTATTCTTTGCGATAAATATCTTTCCCTGATTCTTCTGCTTATCTTCCACTGTACGAGACACAGAAAAAATGAAATCTGCTACAAAGCATTTATTAAATGCTTCTGATATTTGCTCCATTGTAATCACTTCAGCGTTTAATCCAGATCGATTTGTTTGAGAGGCTGTCCAAATTGAACATTTAAATTCGGAAGCAATTGCTCGCAGTTCTTCATAAATAGATTCCAATTCATTTCTTTTCTCTTTCCTAATAACAGTTGGCTTGAGCAAATCGGCATAATCAACAATTATCACACTTGGATTTATCCCTCTTTTTGCCAATCGAGATAAATGATTGCGAATAGTATTAGATGAAGCAGATTTAGTTGGGTATTCTTTCACTATTAGTTTACCATCAACGAGCTTGATTTGTTCAAAAATATCTTCTTTAAATTCATTCAAATTTGAAAGGGGATATCCTGTAATACAACTATCATATCGATTTGCAACAACTATATCCCGTAATTCTAAAGTATAATGAACAACTGTTTTCTTTTCCTTCAAAGCTTGCGTGCCTAAATGAACCAAAGCCATACTCTTACCTGCGCCCGTTGGCGCTATCACAACACCCAATTCACTTTGCCCCAAACCGCCACCGCAAATCTGATCTATCTCCTTCCACCCAGTTGTAGTCGGCATACGATGTCTAGGTTTATATCTCTCTTCAAAGTCCACTATATAATCATGACCAAAGTTTGTTTCCGATCCTAACTTTAACGACTCATTGATAACTTTTGAAATCTCATCAAAAGAACACGTCTGTAACAACCCAACAGACTTCATCATAGCTTCTTTAAGATTCTGCTTTCGACAGAAATCCAACGATGTCTCTTTAATATATGCGGCGTCAGTTATATCTTTTGTCTTAATTCTTGCAAAATACTCTCTAACTTGTTTCTGAATCACTTCATCTTCTTCATCTAGCTCAGTACGCAAAATACTAATTAATGCCTCAAATGAAGGATGAACGGTATATTTTGTTCTATAATCTATCACCTTCGATACGAACACTCTAAGATACTCAAGTTCTAAAAAATTAACATCAAGCACTTCTGTTATCTGATCAGCGAAAGGACGATCCTCAAAAATAAGCTGAACTAATCCTTCCTGAAAGGATTTGCCATATTTTGCAAAATTTGTTCCCTCTTCTCTCATATTTTACCCTCAACAATACAAGTATAACACAACGACTTTCAAAGTCAATGTGTTTTTAGTTTTCTCTAGCTATTCTATTCATGTGTGCAGTAAGATCGCTTAAGTTTAAATCACTAAATCCATCAATATTCATCATCTTGATAAGTTCTGTTTTATTAAACGTAAATTCAAAATTCTCTATCGCTTCTTTGGTTATTGTTTTTGCCTGAATCGACATTTGAGGAGAATACAACTGCATCATCTTATAATTATGTTCAACAAGCTCCCTTCCCTCTATAACATTGGAAAAAAACTTAAGTGTGCTGTTTGAATTCTCACAGTGCTCTATAACTTCATCAATTGTATACGTTTTTTCCTCCGATAAAAAATCAAGCCTTTTTGCGACGGTCGCAAAACCAGCACCTTTAATACCGGGCAAATTGTCTGAAGCGTCTCCGATTATTGCTCTCGCTAATGCCATGTTCGTTGGGTGAACGCCTGTCTGTTCAGTAATGCGAGACTTATTTAACAACTCCTTTTTAACCGGCCGCATCAATACAGTCTCTTCATCGCATAGTTGCATAAAATCTTTATCATTTGAAACAATAATCTTCTGCCAGCCTTTGTAATATGGCATCTGAGTGATATAGGATATAACATCATCGGCCTCAATCTCAGGCAGTATTGTCTGAATAACCGGCATAATATTCAAATATTCCATCAATCTACTCTGCTGCCATACTTTGTTCTGCGTCTCTTCGTCTTCCGACAAGTTATGGAAAGCACGATTCAAGCGAATAGGCTTGCGGCCTTCTTTATAGTTCTTGTCCATAATCTTGCGTTTCATTGATCCGTTTGGACCATCCCACGCAAACACAATATGATCTGGCTTTGTCTCTCTTGCTAGTTTTTGTAAAGACTTAATAGTTCCAACCAACCCACCAATAGGTTGTCCGTTGGTGGATAAACTAGGAACCACAATATAACTTCTCAGATACATATTTAATGCATCAATAATCAATACTCTTTTCATTCAATCACCTCAATAATTTCTTCTTCAAAATAATAATCTGACTCATTCTCTCCAACAAACAATATCTCATAAAATACAGAGCCACTTGGAGGAGTCGCCGGGATTGCCGTTGGTTGATCAACTATCAATCCAATATGATATTCTTCATTATCATATTCGTCGAATGCTTTTATTTTCACCAAATCGCCCATCTTATATTTCACAACCTGTAACTGCCTGCTATCTTATCATCTATTGTATAAACCACTCGCTTAACTCCACAATGTCTCAAAGCTTCCCGACACATCGGACACGGCTTAGACATTTTGAAATCATTTCCCTTTCCTACTCTCGCAACATACACCGTAGCACCCTCTGTGACTGTCCTGTCTACCCCCAGGACTGTTCCAATTTCTGCATGAAGGGTAGGAATGCCATACTCTTTTTTTCTGAATCTGTGGCCAAATGAGCAGTAGTTTGACTTGTTAAAAGATCCATTTCTGACTGTTCCTCCTTTCACCAAAACCGCTCCGTGTTTATACTCTGGAAAAATTGATTGGTTTGCCAATCTTCGTGCGAGTTCCATATACCTACCAGTTTTGCCGGTGTATTTGTATGTCTTTTCTGCTATTTTAATATGATCATACAAAACGCCTCCTAATCAGATTATATTATAACTGAAAAGGAGGCGCCAGTCAAGTGTTTATTTTCAAATAATCACTTTCACACCAAAAGACCATCTCCCACGGATCCAATGTCCGTAAGCGTCATAGTGCCCTGGTGTCCAATTCCACCCTACAACGCGATGTGCGTGGTGTCGGTGTCGTGGAGGAGGCGTGTGCCGGTGTGCCGTCGCATGGTGTTTATGCTTCGGTGGGGGCGCTTTATGTGCCTTGTGGTGTGCATCTGCTGGTGCTGATAGAAGCACCATCAAAGATAGAATATTTAACAT